TTTGATCAAGTCTTGTTTATTCCGGGCAATCATGATCTCTATTATCGCGACAAGCGTGATGTACAAAGCGTCCAATGGGCACGCCACCTTCCTAGAGTGCGCATCGTTAATGATTGGTTTCACGATGGCGATGTGGTTATTGCTCCTTGGCTAGTTGGTGAAGATCACCGACGTATTCCCAAGTTGAGAGGCAAGTATATGTTTGGGCATTTCGAGTTGCCAGGCTATCTGATGAATGCCATGGTGGCCATGCCCGAGCACGGTGAACTGCGCGGTGACCATTTTCAAGGCTTTGAACATGTGTACACTGGACATTTTCACAAACGGCAAACTCAGCGCAACATCACTTATGTAGGCAACTGTTTTCCGCATAACTATGCTGATGCTGGTGATGACGATCGCGGTATCATGATTCTAGAATGGGGAGGCAAGCCTGAGTTTCATGCTTGGCCAGACCAACCTATGTATCGTATGTTTCAACTCAGCGATGTGCTGAGACATACTGAAGCAATGTTGCAGCCTAACATGCATGTTCGGGTGAATCTGGACATTGATATCAGTTATGAAGAAGCCACATTTATCAAGGAAACTTTCATCGACACTTACAAGCTGCGAGAAATCACCTTGATTCCTGCTAAAACTACCGACTTAACTGAATATCAGTTGCAGGGCAATATTGATTTCAAGAGTGTAGATCAAATCGTCACAGGACAGTTGACCAACATTGATAGCAATCAATACGATCCCAAGCTACTATTAGACATCTATAGGAATCTGTGATGTTAAAAATAAAAACTGTTACGCTAAAAAATTTCCTATCGGTAGGAAATGCTACCCAAGCTATAAACTTTGATCGTAAGGATTTAACACTTGTTCTAGGTGAGAATCTAGATCTAGGCGGCGATGATGCTGGTGCTCGAAATGGTGTTGGCAAGAGTGCTATCATGAACGCTGTGAGTTATGGTTTATTTGGTCAAGCACTAAACAACATAAAGCGTGATAATTTAATAAACAAGACTAATGCTAAAAACATGTTAGTCACAGTAGAGTTTGAAAAAAACGGCGTTGAATATCGTATCGAGCGCGGCCGAAAACCTGCTGTCATGAAGTTCTGGGTAGCAGGTTCAGAAAAAGAAATCACTGATGAAGCCCAAGGTGACAGCCGAGAAACACAAGCTGATATTGAACAGGTACTAGGCATGAAGCATGATATGTTTCAGCATATTATTGCACTGAACACCTATACTGAGCCTTTTTTGAACATGAAGGCTAACGATCAACGAACTATTATCGAGCAGTTGTTGGGCATTACTCTGCTCAGTGAAAAAGCAGAAGCATTAAAAGAACAGATTCGCCTGACCAAAGATGCCATAAGTCAAGAAGAGTTTCGTATCAAGGCAGTGACTGATGCTAACAAGCGTATTGAAGAACAAATTGAAAGTCTGCGCAAGCGCAAGCGACTGTGGGAAATCAAGCATCAAGAAGATTTGGAAAGTCTAGCAGAATCACTGGCGTCATTGCTAGAAATCGACATTGATGCTGAGATTCAAGCTCACAAAGATCTGGCTGCATACAATGAAAAAAACAGAGATATCACTGAGCTACAATCTGCAATCAAGCGTTGTAAGCTGGATGAAGACCGAGAAACTCGCAGTGTAGATCGACTAGCCAAAGAAATCCAAAGTCTAGAAAATCACACTTGTCATACCTGTGGGCAAGAGTTTCATGATGCCAAACATGAACAAGTACTAGCAGAACATCGTCATCAGCTAGAAGAAGCAGCAGGTCGTGCACTAGCTGCCAACAGTCAATGGCTTGAACTGTCAGAAGCATTAAATGACCTAGGTGAACTAGGGGTTCAGCCTAAGATTTTCTACGATCACGAACGAGATGCTTATGACCATCGCAGCACAGTAAACAAGCTGCAAGAGCAAATCGCTGCCAAATCAGAAGATATAGATCCCTATTCTGAGCAAATCGAAGAAATGACTGCCAAAGCTATTGAAGAAATAGATTATGGCATCCTAAATGACCTTTCTAATGTCAGAGACCATCAAGAGTTTCTACTGAAACTACTGACCAACAAAGACAGTTTCATTCGCAAGAGTATTATCGATCAAAATCTCAGCTATCTGAATGGCAGACTTGGACAGTATCTAGATCGAATCGGCTTGCCTCATACTGTGAAGTTCAACAATGATCTCACAGTAAGTATCAGCGAACTTGGTAGAGATTTAGATCCTGGTAATCTTTCTCGTGGCGAGACAACTAGATTGATATTATCACTGAGTTTAGCATTCAGAGATGTTTTTGAAAATTTATACCAACCAATTAATCTTGTTTTCATTGATGAGTTATTAGATAACGGTCTTGATGCGATAGGTGTAGAAAACGCCATTACTATTTTGAAAAAACTCAGTAGAAATCATAATAAAAGTGTTTGGCTCGTGTCACATCGAGATGAACTCTCAGGACGAGTTAATAACACATTAAAGGTCATTAAAGAAAATGGATACACTAGATTCGACACGGATTTAGATATAAAATAAATCATGGCTCAAGCACAGGCATAAGTAAATGATACACGGTAAGCACACACATGACTTGGCTATTTCAAGAAAACATCGTCGAGGAACTGCCCGAGGACTGTGTGGGATTCGTGTATCAAATAACTAATTTACAATCAGGGCGCAAATACATAGGCAAGAAGCTAAGCAAATTCTCTAAAACATCAATTAAAACAGTAAAACTCAAAAACGGCACCAAAAAGAAAAAACGAATCAAATCTAAAATCCCCTCAGACTGGCAAGACTATTATGGCTCAAATCAAGACCTTCTTAAAGATGTAACTCAACTAGGCAAAGAAAATTTTAAAAGAGAAATATTACGATTTTGTAAATCAAAAGCGGAGTGTAGTTATTTTGAAGCCAAAGAACAATTTGACAGAAGAGTTCTGGAAAGCACTGAATACTACAACGGACATATCCAACTTCGCGTCCATGGCTCACATATATTAAACAAAATTTAGGCACACATAGACAGTAAGGCTCGCATCGGCTAACTTCGGATGCTCTAGACCTGGACACATGTATCGCAGGGACGGAAATCTTCTCGCTGTCAGGAGTACTCAGTGACTATCCTTAACAGGACGACGATTGGATATGCCTTCATAAAACCAATTTCACTGTTTGAAAAGAATTCTTAATCAAGGCTAAAAGACGTAGCAGCGATGCTACACGATATATATTCAAGGTTAGCGTTTGAATATATATCCGCCGTCAGAAATAAAGACGTGGCTAGAGGTACCGGCTGACCGCCTCGGTAATGCCATAACGCTAGGGTTGTAATCACTCAGATGAAAACTTTTTGCTTTGCCCCTCGGACGGGCAAAGTATGGCTGCTCCATCTAGATGAACCGTGTGAGACGCCGCTACGCGGCTACAAGAGTTACTTTGTTAAACAGTGATTACGTTAGAAAACGATGTTTATAAAAAAGAGTTGATGAGCGACAGCGAATCAACAGGTCTGTGTAACAGACCTCATTGGTATTAAAAGAAGGGTAATCCAGATTTCTTGGTAGTATCCAAGTTATCGTTTATTAATTCTGCAATAACCTGTCGTTCTTCAAAGGATAGATCCATGGCTTGATCGTAGGTTATACCACCTCTCATGAACCAACAAATTCTTATTATTTCTTTTTTTAAGGCTTTTGATTCTTTTTCAAGTTGTTCTATCCAATTTATAATATCATCGTTGGATAGAGTCAAAAGCCTTAACCGAAAAAATTAGAATGGTCAAATGTTAATTCTGTTTCGTAATTTTTCTGGCATTCGTCACAAGGTAATGTGAGCTTTTCAAGTTTATTTTGATCTATTAGTTTTTGTATATGCAATTTTATTTCTTCATAAACTTGTCTACTGCAGTTTTCTAAAAACTCGTTTAACATGTTCTGATCAGTTACTACGATGCCTTCTTCGGTAGTAATACTGTCAATACTAGAAGTCAGTACAGTGATGTTCATGTTTTTTAATTTATTAAAGCTTTCGTTAAAACGGCGTATTTTTTCTTCTTCTGGCAAAGATTCATTTGCAATAATACTAGTTACCAATTTTTGTTCTTCATATGTAATGATGTTAGTTTGATTGATATTTTTATAATTTTGAGGTTTAAACTTAAATTTAAGTTGGTCAATCGTGACTATTTCAGAATAATTTGCTGGATGTAAACGATCTAACAATACTTGTAAATCAATCGCATGTTGATTTTTTGCATCACAATTCAAGCATTTACTAGTAAAGTCCATACTAGGGCCATAACTTGCTAATCGAATAGCAATAAAAACTGCATCAACATCAACAGACGGCATGCACCAAGGATCAATGATACTGGGGCAACAACTTTTTACTACTTCAACCATGCCAATACCGTTGAGTAACGCATCTGGTGTTTTTAATGTTAATTCATCTTTTACCGTCATTGGATAAACAGGAATTTCATTTGTTGTTGTTAGGTCTATTGAGCCATCAGGATAGAATTTGCCTGAGCTTGGTAGTCGAAGATAGATCGCTGGTCGTCGAAAATGTTTAGATAATGGATTGTTGAAGGGGGTGGACACAGTTTTGAACTCCATAAATAATAGTTACTAACATGATATTTATCTGAAATAATATGGCAAATGTAATAATTGACATCCCTGGAGTCGGCAAAGTCCAAGCTGAAAATGCAGCTTCTGAAGAAACTTTACTTAAATTACTAGCTGCTTTTGAAAAGTTTGCCCCAGGAAGTCCACAAGGTTCAACTCAAACAACCAATGCTCAGCGTAACCGTGCTAGCGCTACTAGAAATGAAGAAGAAAACCGACAGAGAGAACAAACTAAGAAATCTTTTTTAAATTCAGGCGGTGCATTAGCCAATTTGACTAAATCAGCCATTGCATTGGGCGCTCAATTTGCGACTCAATATGATGAAATGGCTAGAAATCCAATTGCAGCTGGTGCTGGTGCAATCAACAACACAATTGATGCAGTTTCTGGATTAACAAAAGCCACAGTAGGCGCGATACCATTTATCGGTGGATTTGCCAGTGCTGCTGCTGAAGCTGCTGCAACTATTGCTCACGTTGCAAATGATATATTTGCCAAAGAGTTTCAGAAATCAGTTGATATGCTGCACAGCTTTAGCAAAGCTGGAGCAAGTTTTTCTGGTGGCATGATCGAAATGCGTAATACTGCGCATGATGCAGCTTTGAACATGACACAATTTCAACAAGCTGCTGCTGCTTCATCTGAAGATTTTAGAAATGCTGGATTCACGCAGGCAGAAGGCGCTAAAGCAATGGCAGCCGGCATGAAAGCGTCAGTAAAAGTTATTGGTAAGAGCGGTAATACTCTCAGAGATGAAATGTTGGCAATGGGATATAGTTACGAAGAGCAAGGTGCTATTATGGCTCAATACATGTCCCAACAAAAAGCCAGTGGTAATCTTAATAAAATGACTACTGAAGATATTGCGCGTGGCACTAGAGAATATGCAAAAAATTTAAAAGTTATTAGCGATATAACTGGTCAAGATGCTAAAAAATTAATGGAAAAAGCCCGCACAGAAAGTATGCGTGGTGCTCTATTGGGTAAACTTGACGCTAAACAACAAGAAGCGTATAAACAATCTTATTCTACAATGATGGCAATGGGTCCAGAAATGGGACCCAAATTACAACAAGCTTTAACGCAAGTGATGGCTGGCGGTCCAGTGACAGATCCAATTATTGCTGGTAATAAAGATATCATGAACATGTTAAAAGAAACTTCTGGACAGATAAATTCTGGAAATCAAGACATGGTATCGAATACACAAAAAAATCTTAGCAAAGCTAGTGAAGCAATAAGATCTCATGGAGAATCATCTACAGACTTAGCAAGTCTTTATGGTGCTGATAGCCCAGTTGTGCAAGGTATGGCTGCAATGCAAAATGCATTCAGAAGTTTTCAATTGCCAGCAGATGCTGCAGAAAAATCAGCAACTGCTGCAGAAAAATCAGCAACTGCTACTGATGGATTGACTAAAGGATTTCAGAAGTTGACTGCTCAGACAACACAGCAATCTATAGCTATGGAAGAGTTTGTGGGTAGTAATCTAGATACATACGCAATACTTGCTGCTGATGCATTTAAAACACAAGTAGACTTGATGAGAAAAGCTATTAATCTTACGACTGGTTTGGTAAAAGATACATCCTGGTATGATAAATTGACAGACTTTTTGCAAAACAGTTTCAATGGAATTTTTGGATACCTAGGTGAAAAATTAGCAAATGGTGTAGAATATTTGTTGAATACAGGTACTGATGCATTATTAGATAAAGTTTATTCAACTATTGCTAATGCATTATTGTATATCAAGGATACAGGCGAAAAAGTTGGTTCAACCATTGCTGACGGATTACTTATTATCAAAGATTTTGGAGAAATGGTTGGTTCTGATATTGCTGATGCACTATTGTGGCCTAAAACTTTGCCTTCAAAGGTAATTGATTTCGCAACAAATTTTTGGATAGATATTAAAACCAGTGTGATTGAATTGAAACAAAAAATAGTTAATGGTTTGGTTGAATCCTGGAATATGGTAACAAAAGCTATATCAGATATAGGTGATAGTATATTAGGATTCTTTAAAAATATAACAGATAAAATAGCAAACTTTAATATCGTTGATATAGTTAAAGGTGGCGCCAAAGAACTGTGGAATTCGTTATTAGGCTCAAGTACAGAAGCTAGGGCGAACGGAGGCCCAGTTAATCAAGGTAAACCTTATCTTGTCGGTGAAAGAGGGCCAGAAATTGTTGTACCAAACTCAACTGGTACAGTGATACCAGATGTATCAAAATTAGTATCTAACAACGAACCTTCAGTTTCTCAAGTGACTGATACAGTTACTAACAACAAACCTTCAGTTTCTCAAGTGACTGACACAGTGGCTAAAACAATTGGAGCAACTGATACATCATTTACAAATTTATCCAGTGTACTGACTCAGATTTCTGAACAGATGCAAATTCAGCAACAAAAATATGACATTATTATAGATTATCTAAGATCTACAATGGATATAAACAAAAAAATATTATATGCTCAATCTTGATTGTTGTGATGTAAGTTATTCTTTTTAAACTATTATTCAATTAAATTCAACAAATATAATTTAAGAATCCTACACTGGCACTATAAAAACCTATAAATAAAGAACAAGGCATCGTTTAATGAGTTGGAAAAAATACTTTAAAACCAATAATATGCCGGGACAAATCAGTCCTATCGGCAGCGGTACTAGCAGTAAACCAGATGCAGGATACCGCAATTTTGCTAGCACATTGCCTGAAGTGTATATAGGCCATCCCAATCGTATCGAACGTTATAATCAATACGAACAGATGGACATGGATTCAGAAGTCAATGCTGCACTAGATATTCTGGCTGAGTTCTGCAGTCAAAAGAATACAGAAAACAAAACCCCATTTGATATTCATTTTCATGATAATCCTACTGACAATGAAGTAAAAATTATCAAAGAACAATTAAATCAATGGGTAGCTTTAAATCAACTCAACAAACGCATTTTCAAGATTGTGCGAAACACGCTGAAGTATGGCGATCAAGTGTTTATTCGAGATCCAGAAACATTCAAGTTGTTTTGGACAGAAATGAGCAAGGTTACCAAGGTGATTGTCAATGAAAGCGAAGGCAAAAAACCTGAACAATATATTGTCAAAGATTTAAATCCTAATTTTCAAAATCTCACAGTTACAGCAGTGAGTACATCAGATACGTTTGTGAATCATCCACAAGTAGGTGGTCCATCAGGTGCGTATGTTCAGCCACGCACTCCATATTCAGGCGGTTCTCGTTTCAGTCACGCTCAAAATGAAGCTGTTATTAATGCAGAACATGTAGTTCATATTAGTTTGACTGAAGGGTTAGATATCTTTTGGCCTTTTGGCAACAGTGTGCTTGAAAACGTATTCAAAGTATTCAAGCAAAAAGAACTGCTGGAAGATTCAATTATTATATATCGTGTTCAGCGTGCACCAGAACGTCGCATGTTCAAGATCGACGTAGGCAACATGCCAAGTCACATGGCAATGGCATTTGTAGATCGTATTAAAAATGAAATCAGTCAGCGTAGAATTCCTACTCAGACTGGCGGTGGCTGTTTTGCAATGAATACACGAGTTCCGCTGCTTGATGGAAGAACACTAAGTTTAACGCAACTGACAGAAGAGTTTAACAATGGAAAACCTAATTGGGCTTACAGTTGCGATCCTGTCACTGGAAAAATGGTTCCTGGTTTAATTACATGGGCAGGTATCACTCAAAAATCTGCTGAAGTTATTGAATTAACTCTAGACAACGGTGAAATAATCATATGTACACCTGAACATAAGTTTCCGATTATTGGCAAAGGTTTTGTTCAAGCTCAAGATATAATTCCAGAAAAAGACAGTTTGATCAGTTTCAACATCCGTGAATGCAGTATAAAAGAAAAAGGTAACACATATATACAAATATATGATCATGAATCAAAATCATGGCAGTTTGTTCATAGAGAAATATCTAAATTTATGGCTGAACATGGCTCATCAAAAGAAATGCTTTTTGATGAACAAAATATTAATAAACCTAAGAAACTAATTCATCATTTAGATTTTAATCGGTACAATAACGAACCAAACAATCTAGTTTATATGTCTTGGATAGACCATAAGATGTATCATTCAAGCTGTTTTCGTGATTTTCTTTTAACTAGAACTCCAGATGAAATAGCACAGTTTAGAGCTAAAGCTAAAGAAACCAGATCTAAATGGTCCAAAGAAAAGAAAATACAGCATGCTGAAAATATTTCTATAAAAAATAAACAAGCCCATGCATATAAAAAACAGTTTTGCGCTGTTGAATATGAAAAAATAAAAAA